TCTCCTCGACAGTGAGCCGGGTGCTCACTCCTCATCCTCCGGGATCGAGTCGAGTGCAGCGAGGTAGGAGCACGTCTCCTCATGGACCCACTCACCACCGACGCCAGGGATCTCGACATAGGTGGCACCGCAGGCGTTGCACGGGGTGAGCAGGTGCAGGTGCCGGTCGTCGATTGAGGGATAGTCCTCGTCGTCGACGTGCTCGCAGTCATCGACACCGCAGATGGACAGCGCCACGTAGTCCTTGATGTGGGCGTTGGTCCACTCGTTGGACTCCGTGCCACCGGACATGGCGGGTGAGGTCAGGTCGGGGGTGTCACCGGCCACGTTGCCCCGCTTCCACAGGTGGACGTAGTGCTGGTCGTGCCGCTTGATGTCGGAGGGCACGACCCACTCGGTGCTCATCGCACACCCGGGATCATCGGTTGGGTGGGGTGGGGCCGGGTGGTCGGCATCGGACGGCGATGGGTGCCCTCGTAGTCGCGTGCCTTGAGCAGCGACTCCGGCCACGCCACTGCCCACGTCCGGTCGTAGACCTCGAACGCCAGCGGTGCGACCCGCCTGCCTTGTCCGGTCATGTCGTCCATCAGACCCGGCGCGAGACCGGGTTCGCAGAGACGGACAGGGGTGCCCGTCTCCGGGTTGAAGATGACTACCTGCTTCATCGCTTCCTCTCCAGGCCGGACCGTCCGGCCAAGGCGGTGCACCCGGTTGGAGCCCGGGTGCACCACGTTGATGGGCACGGTCCAAAGTCAGACTTCGGATCTGCATTGACCTACTGACGACACCCGTAGGCCGAGTTGTGGGCGAGGACCCGCACGTTGGACAGCGGGTCGGCGTACACCTTGCAGCCGAAGCCGCAGGTGTTGTCGATCCCGACCTCCCGCATCCGGGCTCGCACGTCGGGGTCGGGGTGGACCGGCTCGGTGCCGCCGACGGTGTAGGTGATGTTCATTGACCTCTCCTAGTTCTCGATGACGTCGATCTCGCGGACGTGGGAGGTGATCAGCATCCGCCGACGGACCCCGTCCTTGTCGTTCCACAGGGCCATGCTGACCCCGGCGAACCTCGGCTGGAGGGTGACGTGGGTGCCGTGGAACTGGTGCCCGGCGTCGGCCCCGGTGAGCAGGGTGACCGTGACGTAGCCCTCGCGGGAGACCAGGGCGTAGACGTTGTTGTCGGTCTTGACCAGGGCGCTGATCCACCGGCATCCCTCGATGGGGAACAGCCGATCCTCCGGCGGAGTGAACACAGTGCAGGGCAGACCCGTTGCCTTGTCCACGTAGATCGCGGCCAGTCGCTCGTCACGGTTGAGCGTGGTCATCGGACCTGCCTCCGCTCATAGGCGCGACCCGGGCAACGGGTCCGTTGGCATGAGCGGATGATCCAGACCCGTCCGTCGGGGTCGTTGTCAGTGTCGGGACCGCAGTCCTTGCGGCACCATAGCCATCCTCCGATGACCGGGATGCGGGTGATCCGCTCGTGCGCCAGGATCCGGGACTCGATGACCCCGGCACCGATGAGGCACGCGATGCACAGCAACGCGAACAAGTACGGCATGACTCTCTCCTCTCGCATCCAAAGTCAGACTTCGGATGGTTCATTGATTGAACAGGAACAATGGAACACAGCTGGCCAATCTCGCGGACTCGCGACACGGCGTAAACGTGCATCCCGCAACGCGTCCGAAGTCCGGACGCGCAACGGCAGGCGCGGGGAAAAACACCTCTAGCCCGGCATCCCGAAGGATGCCGGGCTAGAGGAGATCAGCGCGGCCGGAGAGTGACTCCGGTCACCGCGCCCATGGCTACAGCGGCCGGAGTCGCGGTGACCCGGATCGGCCGGAGTGTGGCGAGACACGCGGAACAGGTCACATCCGACCGATACGCCGTGAGACCGGTGCCGCGATCGGCGACCAGTGCGCCGCACACCGCGCCAGCGGTCGGCCGGTGAAGGTGCACGGTCCGACGGGTCGCGGGTCGCGGATCGCAGACCGAGCAACCGAGCAAGCAACCGTTACAGATCATCGCTTCCTTTCTGACTTCCGTACTTCGGAAGTCACAGCGGTCCGCAGCGTGCCGTGAGACACGCTGCGAGCCACTGTGACGGCCGATCAGGAAGCGGCCGGAACCTCGGTCGGCTCGGTCTCGCTGGCGACACCCTGAACCTCCGCCAGCCGCTCGGCGACCGCGCTGGCGGCCATGGCGAGCGTGTCACGGACCGCGATCAGGACACCTTCGGAGTCGCTGGCGAGGATGCGCGGAAGGAGACGGTCGATCACGTCGGCGAGCGTGTCACCCGGTGCGGCCGCCTCACCGATCAGGGTCAGCGCGCCAGCGACCGGCGTGCTGTCCTCCGGCGTGCCGGTCTCGTCGTCGGTCTCGTCCTTCGCAGCCTTCGCTTCCTCGCGCTTCCGGTCGCGCTCGCCCATGGCGAAGGCAAGCGCGTCCTTCCGTCCTTCGGCAAGCGCGGCATCCAGCGCCTCCGTGTCGTACTGACCGGAGGAACGCAAGAACAACTTCACGTCACCTTCACCGCAGCCGACGTTCAGCGCGAGACCGGCGCGACGCCACTGCGACACGCGGGATCCGGTCACGGAGAAGAACTTGCCGAACTCCGTCACGGAGTAGGTCGCGGTCGCGTCCTTCGCCCGCTTGTCGCCAAACACGTCGGCAACGGAGCACTTGTAGGCGTACTCCGACACGGCCAACTGCCACGAGTCCACACCGGCCGTGTAGGACCCGCCGACTGTGGTCAGCATCGCGGTCAGCGTGTCCCGACTCGTGATCTTCGGGAGGCGCTTCCGCAGCGCCAGCGCGTCCACCATCTCTGGCGCGCTGGTCTCTTTCTTGTCACTCATGGTTCTTCCTTCCTGTCACCCCCGACGCTCACCGCGAGCGCGGTGAGAGGTACGGCGAGGATGACAGGGCAGGGATGAAAGTCAGACTTTCATCCTCACCCTGTTCAGGGCAGGACAAAGCCAAGAGAGACCGATCGCTGTTCAGTTCTGAAAGGACAAACGCGGACCCGGATGGCCGGTGCCAGAGGTGCCGGACCGCTAGGTGAGCCCGACCTCACCTCCGGTAAGCGTATCACAGGGCACACTCAGCCAACCGTTGCCACTACGCCGGTCAGGGGATGTATCCAAAGTCAGACTTCCAACCTCCCCGGGTACCCCCAATCCCTTTACTTTCGCCCAGGGGATGTCGCTCATCGCCTTGCCGCCTACACCGTGTTTCCGCAGGTCAGGGGCGTTTACACCAGATTCTGGGGGGTTTACTCTGCTTCTATGAGTTCTCTGGGTCCGACGACGTGTGAAGAGTGCGACGGTGACGGTGAGGTCTTCTTCCATGGCCACTGGGACACCTGTCCGCGCTGCGAAGGGAAGGGGTGGGTGCGGTGAAGAGGGACACGGTGGTGGCGACGAGGTTGAGTGCGGTGGAGACCGCTCAGGTGGATGCTGCGCGGGGGGAGTTGACGCGCTCGGAGTGGTTGCGGTGGCTGTTGTTGCAGCACCGGAAGGCCCAGAACTAGAGCACACAGTTGTGTGCTCACCCTACCTTTGAGCACACAAACGTGGTAAAGTGTGTGCTGTGACTGAAACAACGACACGCGAGGGCTACGAGTCCATCTGGCGACCCGACCTACCGCCCATCGGAGAGTGGTACTTCGGAGGCCTCGAAGATGGCCCCTACTGGGACCGCTACCACCAGCACCCCGTCGACATCGAGGCCCTCGTCGAAGCCGGGTACTTCCGCCGCGTCCGCATCACCGAGACCAGGGAGTATCTGTGATGGCCCGCGAGAAGATCCTCACCGTCACCCTCAAGGACTGCCGGGTCGACACCTTCCGCTGCGGAGGCAAAGGAGGCCAGAACGTCAACAAGCGCGACACCGGGGTCCGGATCACCCACGACCCCTCCGGGGCCATCGGCCAGTCCTGCGACGAACGCCACCAGTTGCAGAACAAGAAGATCGCCTTCCACCGGATGGCTGACACCACTGCCTTCCGCGCCTGGGTCAAGGTCATGGCCGGGAACGACGGCGCACTCATCGCCGCCGTCGAACGCGAACTGTGGCCTGACCGCCTCAAGATCGAGACCTACACCCCCGAGGACCACTGATGGCCCGCAAGCACGTTTCCCTGCGAATCAACGAGAAGTCCGACACTGTGGTCAGGGAACTCGCCGACGAGTACGACCTCCCCCACGCCACCGTCCTCCGCGCCGCCATCGCCACCGGCTTCACCCACTTCACCGAACTCCGAGCGAACCTCGAAGCAATCAGGAAGGCACAGTGATGAACCCACGATTCGAGATCGTCCGCACCGACTCCGGCTGGCACGTCCGGTTCAAGGGAGGCAACGGAGAGATCGTGATGACCTCCGAGACCTACACCCGTCAGGAGACCGCCCAGGAAGCCATCGACCTGCTGCTCGACCTCACCGAGCACCAGGTGGAGACCTTCACCGTCGACGAGAGGGTGATGACCCTATGAACGACCTCACCGTCGGCATCGCCCTCGGACGGCTCTCCACCCGAGGGTCCGCCTACATCCTGTCCGGCGGCGAATGGACCTGGGTCCGCACCAGCAACATGACCACCACCGAAGGAGTGACGAAGGGCCTCACCCTCGAAGAAGTGTTCGCCCTCCTCCAAGCCGAGGAAGTGGTGGTGTGACCTTCGTTCGCGTCGACCACGCCAACTCCGTCCAGATGTGGGTCAACACCGACAAGATCTCCACCCTCTACACCGTCGCCGACGGTGCCGAGAAGATGCTCACCCACATCCGCCTCGACGACGGCAACGTGGTCATCACCCCCAACGCACCCATCGAGATCTTCGAGAAGATGCTCGACCCCGACGGCGGACCCCAGGCGCTGTTCACGCCCTACGCCCCCACGCCCAACCCCTGGGGAGAAACTCGGTGAAGATCCTCGCCCCACCCCGGCTGCGCTACCGGCCACCCGACCACTGGCCCCTCTACTTCGCCTTCGCCCCCTACGCCGTCCCCATCAAGAAGCACTCCTTCATCCGGCAAGGCCGTGGCACCACCGCTGAGCCCTACATCCTCGTCTGCGCCGAATGTGGAACCTCGGAGATGACCGCCACCCCCTGCGACAACTAGGAGCACCATGTACCGCGCACACCTCTACGGAGGACCCCTCGACGGTCAAGTCTTCAAGGTCCCCATGGTCAAGCCCACCCTCCACGTCGCCCGCTACGACCCCGGACCCTTCGTCATCATCGACCCCACCACCTGCGAACCCGTCACCGAGATCCACACCTACATCCGCCAAGAATCCGTCAACTCCGACTACCGCTACCTCTACCGTGGCCTCCTGGCAGACGTGTGAACTGGGAATCAGCATGGCTGGGAGCAGCAGCCCTCGGCTACGTAGCCCTCTACGTCGCCCTCATGGTCCATCACTACCGCAAGAAGCGGAGGAGCCAGTGAAGTTCACCCAGAAGCCCGTGCCCGTCGAAGCCGTCTTCTTCGACTCCATCGAAACCGGAGTCTCCTTCCTGTCCGGCCACTACACCGTCATCGGCAACACCTGGATCGTCGTCGACACCTACGACGGCCCCATCAAGGCCAAGGTCGGCGAACACTGGCTCGTCCACGCCGGAGACGGCAACTTCTGGCCCGTCCGCAAGGAAACCTTCGACAGCCTGTTCGAGGAAGACGCATCGTGATCCTCTCCACCGCCAGCCTCTACCCCTGGGCTACCTGGACCGAAGGACGCGAAACCCTCCTCGACGACATGCGGCTCCGCATCTCCAAGCGAGCCCTCGTCAACGGCTGGGTCGTCGGAGGAACCGAACTCATCGAGATCATCCCCATCCACCTCGACGACAACCCCCACGTCGTCACCAACCGCTGGGTCTCCTCCTCCGAGGAGAACGCCACCCACGTCAAGGTCACCATCGAACAGGAAGTCGTCGAGTGACCAGCATCGGCCGCTTGGTCATCTGCGCCACCCAGGGCCACGTCAAGGTCACCGCCCAGATGCCCCGCCCCGTCTGGGTCACCGACCAGTGGGCCGGACACGAGTACAAGTACCGCAAGTGGGTCTTCGACACCCCCGAGCGCACCTTCTGCGCCCGATGCAAGGTGGACCTGTGATCAGCGGCACCGTCAAGTTCCACGACGGACTCAAGGGCCTCATGGCCGACATCGACGAAGTGATCCCCCACGCCGAGAACCCCAACAACGGCGACGTCGAAGCCATCATCAAGTCCATCGAATCCAACGGCTACGCCGTACCCGTCATCGCCTCCAAGACCACCGGAGAGATCCTCGCAGGCAACCACCGCTACTTCGCCCTCAAGCAGATGGGCTCCGAAGTCATCCCCGTCGTGTGGGTCGACATGGACACCGTCGAAGGGATCCGCTTCCTCCTCGACGACAACCACACCGCACGCCTCGGCCACGACGACCCCGGCCAGTTGCTCAAACTGCTCAACATCCTCAACGAGCAGCAGGTCCTCGACACCTCCTCCTACGACCCCCACGACCTGGAGCAGTTGCAGACCATCATCGACATGACCCCCGACTACTCCGACCACGCCTCCTGGCCCACCATCAGCCTCACCGTCCCTCCGCACATCAAGAACGCCTTCTACCGTTTCACTGAACAGGCCATGACCGACCACGAGCGCCTGGAGATGCTGCTGCGTCTCGCAGGCTGGGGAAAGGAAGACTGATGGCCACCTGCGCCTGCGGAGACGAGATCAACGAGAACCCACCTGCGGTCACCGCCGCCGGAGGGTGGTGCATCCCCACCGAGAACCTCTACGAGATCCCCGAGAAGATCCCCATGTGCTCGGACTGCGAGGTCCGGATGCTGATGATGATGACCATCGGGATCGACCCCGGCCGACACGGCGAGAACCTCAAGGTCGCCCGTGGAGGTATCCGCTACGGCGTTCAAAGTCAGACTTTGGACGCCCCCACCGAAAGGCCCACCGATGAGTGAGCGCGACCAGTTCGCCGAGATCATGTCCACTTCCTATGACCCGCTCCACGCCAAGATCGTCTCCAACCTCGGAGCCCTCACCGGAGTCGTCTGCATCACCTGGGTCCTGTGCGTCGTGCCCGTCGTGGCCTACGTCTGGGTAGCGGCGATCCGCTACATCTGGTGATGCCCATGACCGACGATCAGCGTGCCCGACTCCCCGGGCACCGCTGTCAGCACGGCGTTCTCCGCGCTCACGGCCAGTTCGAGATGTACGCCGGTCCCACCTACCACTGCACCTGCTGCCGCTCCCACTTCGGCAGCCTCAAGGTTCAATACTGGCCGAAAGATCGTCCGATCACCTGTCCCGGCTGCACCGAGGGAGAAGTCGAACTGGTGGCTTTCTGCCGGGAGTGCCGGATATCGGCGAACTCCACCGTCGGCCACGAAGCCTGGTGCTCCAAGACGGGCAGGGTGGTCTGATGCACACCTACTGGTGGTGCATGGTCTGCCCCGAGCACGGCGAGTACGTCCACACCGCCAAAGGGGAGATGAAGGGCCTGGGCACCGCGCTGCGCCACACCGAGGACACATCACACCCGACCATGACCTCCATCCACCCGCGACACGCCGCTGAGAGGCCCCTCCCACGGTGAGGCGTATCCTGCGTTCATGCAGCAGGACAGCCGACACCCCTCCGGTGTCGCAGCCGAGCCCGGGGAGAGCGATGCTGGACCCGGGATCGTCCGAGCCAGAGAGCGCAAGGCCAACGCCGCGCTCCAGTTGAAGATCGCCGGAGCCGACTGGACCGAGATCGCCGAAGTCCTCGGCTTCCCCACTGCACGTCAGGCGCTCGTATGCGTGGAGAAGGCTCTGGAGCGGGAACTCAAGGAGCACTCCGCACCCCAGATGCGAGCCCTGGCCGGGAGGAGACTGGAGCGGCTCCTCCGCTCCTCGTGGTCGAAGGCAATCGACCCCGACCACGAGGAGCACCTCCCCGCCATCGCCCGAGCCCAGGCGATCACCATGGACCACGCGAAGTTGTTCGGCTACATCGCGCCCCAGGAGCACATCGTCCACACTCCCGCCGACACCGAACTCGAAGCCTGGGTCACCCGTGTCGTCCAGCACGACGTGCCCGCCCTGGAGGAGGGCGACATCTTCGACGTGGAGATCCTGGAGGAGGAAGCGTCGTGAGGCTCGACCAGACCCGTCAGGACGTCTCCTTCGCCGTGCGTGGCCCGTTCGGCAAGCACGGCAGGCTCCAGTGGTACACCGCCGACAAGGTCCCCTCCCTGGTCGCCAAGGCAGCCCAGGAGAACGGGTACTCCTCCTCCGCGCACTACATCCGCACCGCGATCATCCGGGCCCTGGAACGCGACCTCGGGATCGACTTCGCCTCCCTGGATTCCGAGCAGCCCAGCAAGGCCAGCAACTCGATCTACGCCGACCCGACACGCTACAGCGCGTCCGGGTCATCTGAACTGGTGTTCTGAGTGTGCTTACAATGATGGTGTGCCCAAGGTGCGCTGGACCCAGAAGTGCGCCGGAGGATGCGGGAAGATCCTCTACTCCGGCTCTTTCGGGCTGCGCCTGCACCAGAACTGGTTCTGTGCCACCTGCGCCTCCAAGCACCTTCATGCAGGTTGCGCCAAGCACTAGGGTCACGCCGTGAGCGTCACCGAGCCGGACCTTGAGGCGTACAAGCACTGGAGGCCCGAGCACAAGGAGAAGGCACTGCGCCTCCTCCAGGAGCGGCAGAACAACACCTGGCGTCCCTTCTACTGCAAAGACGCCTCCTGCAACGGCCAGCCCCACTGCCTGCCCACCGAGGAACGCTCCTGCCACCTGCCCTTCCACCAGTGGTACACCGAAGACGGCGAGACCTTCATCTGCGGCGGCGAAGAAGCCCTCACCGACCCAGGCGTCGGCTGCGCTGTCCTCGGCATCCCCCAGGACGACTGGCGCTGGCCTCACGCCCGCCATGACCAGCGGCCCCCGCCCTGGAAGGCACGGTGGCAGACCTGGCTGATGTCAGGTGGCCGAGGCTCCGGCAAGACCCGAACCGGCTCTGAACTCCTCCACAAGATCAGCGAGTTCGTCTCCGACATCATCATCATCGCCCCCACCGGGCCCGACTTCCGCGAAACCCTCGTCGAAGGCCGCGCCGGGATCCTCCGCACCGCCCCTCCGGGCAAGAAGCCTGAGTGGGAGCCCTCCCGCAAGCGACTCACCTTCCCCTCCGGGGCCATCGCCCGAGGATTCTCCGCCGAGGAGCCCGACCGTCTCCGAGGCCCCGAGTCCTCCTTTATCTGGGGCGACGAGTGGGCCCACTACGACTACCCCCAGGAAGTCTGGGACATGGCCCTGTTCGGCCACCGGGTCAAGGGCAAGTACCCCGCCCACATCCTGATCACCTCCACCCCCAAGCCCACCAAGTGGATGAAGGACCGGGTCAAGGACCCCAAGACCCGGATGTCGCGGGTCTCCACCTACGCCAACCTGTCCAACCTCGAAGCCACCTTCCGCGAGCACGTCATCGCCAAGTACGAAGGAACCCGCACCGGACGGCAGGAGTTGTACGGCGAACTCCTCGAAGACGTCGAGGGCTCCCTGTGGTCCATGGAGATGCTGCTCTACACCACCGAGATGCCCGAACTCACCCGGGTCGTGGTCTCCATCGACCCCGCCGGAACCGCCAACGCCCGCTCGGACGAGACCGGGATCGTCGTCGTCGGCTGGTCGGCGGAGGAGAAGAAGGCATACGTCCTGGCAGACCACACCGGCAAGTACAGCCCCGCCGGATGGGGCACCAAGGCATGGAAGGTGCACCAGGAGTGGATGGCTGACGCCATCGTCGCGGAGAAGAACTACGGCCAGGACATGGTCACCTACGTCATCGACAACGAGACCGACAACCTCGCCAAGGTCATCGGGGTCCAGTCCCGGCGCGGCAAGCAGTTGCGGGCCGAGCCGATGGTCGCCCAGTACGAGAAGGGCAACATCATCCACCTCCGCGACCGCACCGACATCCAGCGCAGGCCCGGTGACCTGATGGACCTGGAGGAGGAGATGCTCTCCTGGGTGCCCGGACAGGGCCCGAGCCCCAACCGGGTCGACGCACTGGTCCACGGGCTCACTGAACTGTTCACCGGCTTCGCCCCCGCCACCGTCGCCAACCCGAACCAGATCCTCGGAGGCCCCCGGACGGGGCTTCCGCCCAACATCCCACCCCGAAGGAACAACTGGTGACCGATCTTCCGCTCCTCCACACCCTCCTGGCCATCGCCGTCGGCGTCTTCGGCACCGCCAGGCTCACCCGGATCATCGTCCACGACGACTACCCGCCTGCGGAGTGGGTCCGGAGCCACTGGGTGGCCCGGGTCGGGGAAGACTGGGGCAAGTTGGCGACCTGCATCTGGTGCGCCCAGCCCTACGTCGCCGCCGGATGCCTCGCCTGGGGCTACTTCTCCGACATGCACTGGTCCTGGTGGGCGTTCTGGGGATGGATGGCCCTCTCCCAGGCGGGGTCGACGCTCCTCGCTTACGACGAACCCGAATAATCCGCCGTCCGTGCCTTACCCTGGTCAAAGTTAGCCCCGTAGGAGCACAGTGCCGCGTCCCAAGAGGTCCCAGCAGGCCGTCGTCCCCACGACGGCCCTCATGGCATCCGCCCACCGGTACTCCGGGAAGGCTCCCCGCATCTACGCCCCCTCCAAGGCGTGGCAGGAGCGGTGCTACCACCACTACGAGCACAACGGAACCGCCCAGTTCGCCGCCCGGTACTTCGGACACGCCATGTCACGGGCGGTTCTCTACGTCCCGGACTCCGAAGGCAAGCGAGCCACCACCGGAGCAGCCGTCGCGCACCTCGACGCCCTGTTCGCCGGGGCCGAAGGCCAACAGGAGATGCTCGAATCCGTCGGCGTGCACCTCACCGTCGCCGGAGAGTGCTACCTGGTGGGCCGACAGGTCGACAACGCCGAGATCTGGGAGGTCCTCGGGGTCACCGAGATCGAATCGGGGGCCTTCGGCTGGCGGATGAAGGCCGCAGACTCCGAGGCGTACATCGACCTGGAGGAATCCGACGCCATCATCCGCGTCTGGATCCCCAACCCGCGCCGCAGGTGGGAAGCAGACTCCTCGTTCCGCTCCATGCTCCCGATCCTGGACGAGATCGAGCGCTTGACCCGCTACATCCACTCCCAGATCGTCTCCCGGCTCGCCTCCAACGGACTTCTGTTCGTTTCCGACGACATCACCTTCCCGCCACCGCCTCCCGTGGACGGCAAGGAGGTCGAGACCGCCAACCAGGCCGACGCCTTCATGCAGTGGTTCGGCGCGCTGATGATGGACGCCCTCAAGGGCGACGGATCCCCCTCCGAAGTGGTCCCCGGCGTCGTGATGGCCCCCGCCGAGGCCATCAACGCGATGAAGCACATGACTTTCTGGACTCCGCTGGACGAGCAGGCGCTCAACATGCGGAAGGACGCGATCCACCAGTTCGCGCTCGGCATGGACCTGCCTCCCGAGATGGTCCTCGGCATGTCGAACAACGAAGGGACCGGCGGCGGCAACTCCAACGGCGTCTCGCACTGGGGTGCGTGGATGATCGAGGAGCAGGCCATCAAGTTGCACGTCGAGCCGATGCTCGACCGCCTCTGCGCCGCCCTCACCGGCTACTACATCCGCCCCCTGACCAACAACGCCAACGATGTGGTCAAGGCCGACACCGCTGCGCTGCGTCTGCGGCCCGACCGGAGCAAGGAAGCGATGGAGTTGGCCAACGCCGGTCAACTTTCGTGGAAGATCGCCCTGGAGGAGAACGGTTTCGACCCGAAGGACGCTCCAACCGACGAAGAACTCCAGTTGTGGCTGCTGATGAAGGTCGCCAGCGGCTCCAGCACCCCGGAGATGGTCCAGGCTGCTCTCGCCGAACTCGGAGTGGTGCTCGACGTGCCCGACCCGGAGACTTCCGGCCCCGGACCGGCCCCCACAGAGACCCCACCGCCTCCCAGCCTCGAAGATCACCCCATCCGGCCCCGTACCCCGGCCGAAAGTGCCCTCGTGCCCGTCCTGGAGTCCCTCGTGTACCGCGCACTGGAGCGAGCGGGCAACAAGTTGCGGAACATGACCCAGACGAAGACCCAGGGTCACTCCTGGGAGGCCCACACCAAGATCCAGGCCAACGGGGCGACCGCGATGTGCCTCGAAGACGCTTTCCCGACCGCCGCACTGGTCCTGGACGGCCACGCGAACGTCGAGGAGGTCGTCGCCGCCCTCAACGACTACTGCACCTTCCTGGTGGAGACCGGAACGCCCCACATGCGCGAGGACATGGTGCGCTGGTGCTTCCAGCGCAACATCTTGTGATGCACACTGACCTGGGAACACCCCGGAGGTAGATATGACCGTCACCGAGACAGAAACCGCCGACAAGCGGCGCTGGTTCGGCGTTCTCGCTCCCGAAGGCGTCAAGTCCGGTGACCGGAGGCGTTTCCGCGAGGGATCCCTGCGGATGCGGTCCCTGCCACTGCCCCTGACGTGGCAGAAGGTCTCCGCACCCGGCCATGAGGGCTCCGTTACCGTCGCCAGCATCCAGGAGGTGTGGCGCGAGGGTGGACTGATCTGGGGAGCCGGTGAAGTCATGGACACCCCCGAGGCCGACGAGTGGGCTGGCCTGGTCGCCCACTTCGGGCGCTACGGGGTCTCCATCGACGCCGACGACATCGACGAGTTCTCCATCGAACTCGCCGAGGACGGAACCACCGACTTCCTCGACGCCCGTGTGTGTTCGGCCTCCACTGTGGGCATCCCCGCGTTCGCCGAAGCCTTCGTGATGCTCGGCAACCACGAGGACTTTGCCGCCGACTTCGCTGGAGGCTGGGGTGCTCCGAGCCAGGAGATCCCGACCCGGGAGGACGAGGGTCAGGACGAGTGCGAGCACCGCGACGAGGACGGCAACTGCGTGGAGCGTGAGCCCGACGCGGAGAAGAAGACGATGGCCGCCGAGGAGCCCGTGATCCACTACAACAACGGCGAGGAGTTCGTAGTCGAGGAGGAACCCGCGCCCTGCTCGTGTGATGAGGAAGCCGAGAACTACGACCCGAACTGCGACTGCGACGAGGCCCCCGAGGACGACATCACCGTTCCCGACAGCGTGAAGGTGAACCTGGACGGCCTGGTCGAGTTCAAGGACCTCGCCCCTGGTCGGACCGAAGACGGTCCCGGCTGGCTCACCCACCCCGTCGACACCGACCGGCTCCGTGATTACTGGGTCCACGACCCGGAGGGCCTGATCGGCTGGGGCACCCCTGACGACTTCTACCGGTGCGAGGCTGCTCTCGCCGAGTACGTCAAGCCCCAGTACCTCAAGGGCTACTGTGCCAACCGCCACTACGACGCCCTCGGCTACTGGCCGGGACAACCGCCACACCAGGGAGTGACCATGACCGCATCCGCTAGCACCATCACGATGAACGGCGTCCAGATCACTAACGGGACGACCCTCACGATCCCCGGCGTCGGGTCGCTGGTCGCCGCCGGACCCCGGCCTGCCGAGGAACTGCCCAAGACGTGGTTCGAGGACCCGGCCCTGGAGGGCCCGACCCCGCTGACCGTCACTGACGAGGGTCGCGTGTTCGGCCACCTCGCCACCTGGGGCCAGTGCCACATCGGATTCGACGGCGAGTGCATCCTGCTCCCCCGGTCCAACAGCGACTACTCCTACTACCAGTGCGGCATCGTCGACACCCAGGCCGGACCCGTCCGCACCGGAGTCATCAGCCTCGGCGGCGGACACGCCGGACCGGGCCTGTCGTGGCGGGCAGCGATGGAGCACTACGACTCGACCTCCACCGCTGTCGCCGACATCTGCGTCGGCGAGGACGACCACGGAGTCTGGATGGCCGGTGCGATCCGGGCCGGTGTCTCCGACTCCCAGATCCGGGAGTTGAAGGCCGCAGGCAAGGCGTCCGGCGACTGGCGCGAGGTGGTGCGCGGCTCCGACGAACTGGAGTTGGTCGCCGCCCTCGGCGTGAACGTGGGAGGCTTCCCTGTCCCGCGTGTGCAGATCGCCGCCTCCGCCGGTCACATCACTTCCCTGGTGGCGGCGGGCGTCGTGATGGACGACCCCATCGGCGACCTCACGGACGCGATCATCGAGCGGATGGAGCAGCGGCAGGCTGAGCGTGCTGCGCTGGAGGCCGCGAAGGCAGACCTGGAGGCCCGTGTGGTCCCGGAGATGAGCGGGGCGCTCAGGGCGCGTCTCGGAGGAGAGGAGTAGGACATGGGCTGCAACTGCGGTGGCAAGAACAAGGAGAAGGTCTACCGTTACGTGTCCCCCACGGGGCAGGTGATCACCTACACCAGCAAGGTTCAAGCCGAGGCTGCCAAGATCAAGAACAAGGGTGGCCGCTACACGGAGGTAGCGAAGTGACTCCTGACAGCATCAAGCGAGCACTCAGGACGGCCATCGTCGCGGCCCTCGTCATCTGGATTCCCGGCCTCCTCGGCTGGCTCAACGCCGTGACCCAGTGGGCGCGGGATGAGGGTGCGACCCCGTTCCCTGACGCGCACGGTCTCGCCTACCTCGGCGTGTCCGCCATCGTCGGCGGTGTCATCGGCCTCGTTCAGTGGATCCTCAACGTCATCGAGGACGGCATCGGCCACGGCTTCCTCCGCACCGTTCCCCCGCGTCCCGCCAAGGGCCAGGGCGGTCGTGCTGACGTGCTCTACGTCCTGGCCGTCGTCCTCGTCATCGTGGTGATCCTGATCCTGGTGCTCTGATGGCCGTATCCCAGAACGGGTGGCCCGCACTTTCTGCGGACTCCAGCCTGCTCTACACCTGGGTCATCCCGGCCAAGAACGGCGAACTCCGCATCCGCATCCGCAACGGGTCGGCGGGCTTCCTGCTCGTCCACTTCCTGCTGTGGTGGTCTGAGCGCCTCGACGACCTGACCCACCCTCACCCCGCCGACGACTGGGGCTACGCCTACCGGGAGATCCGCGAAGGTGTCGCCCTGTCCAACCACGCATCCGGGACCGCCGTCGATGCCGACGCCACCCAGTGGCCGCTCGGCACCGAGAACATGAGTCTGCTGATGAAGACCCGCATCCGCGCCCGCCTCAAGATCTACCGGGGCTGCCTGCGCTGGGGAGGGGACTACTCGGGTCGCAAGGACCAGATGCACACCGAGATCAACGCACCGCTCTCCGCAGTGGAGAAGCGTGCCCGCGAGTTGATGAAGTCTCCCCGTGGGAAGCGCATCCTTGCCGCCAACCCCACACAGAAGGCCGTCATCCTTTCCTGACGACACGCAGGGAAAGTAGTCCTTCCTTCCCGACTACCCGCTTCGTGGGCTACCCTCCTCATCAGGAGGTCTCCTCGGCCATAGGCCCGGTGACAGAACTGTTCGTTACCGACTTTCTCTAGTAGGAGAACTCCGATGGACTTCACGAACCTCAGCATCGAGGAACTGACAGCCCTCATCACCGAGCGCAAGCAGGCAGCCGAGGCTGTCGCGGCCGACAAGACCGCCACCGCCGGATCCGTGAGGGAAGCGATGGCCGCGCTCGACGAGGCCGATGAGGCACAGGCTGAACTCGACCGCCGTGCCGACGACGAGCCCGCCGACGAGGAGGCTGCCGCCGCACTCGCCGCCCGCTTCTCCGCCGAGGAGGAGGAGGGTGACCCCGAGGACGAGGCCGACGAGGACGAAGCCGAGGAGGAGGACGAGCCGGAGGCTGAGACCGACGACGAGCCCGAAGCCGAGGCTGAGGCCGAGGTAGCCGCCAAGGACTCCCGCGTCGCCACCCTCGCCCGCAAGACGACCCGACCGAAGGCCCCCGTGACCAAGAAGTCCCCCATCTCCATCACCGCCGCCGCCGAGGTTCCTGACTTCGGGAACGGCCAGGAGTTGAGCGGGATCGACAAGGTCGCCGAGGCCCTCGTGTCCCGGACCCGGGCGTTCGGTGCACCCAATGGCCGGATCTCCCAGGACGACCCGCGCTACGTGCCGGACCTCCGGTTCGCAGGCGTGGCGAAGTTCGCGCTGGAGTTCGACGAGGACCTCGTCATCGACCGTGGCTCCGACGACCTCGCGGTCATCAAGCACGCCACCGACGAGTCCCGACTGGTGTCCAAGGCCGGGAAGGGATCCCTCACCGCAGCCGGTGGCTGGTGTACCCCGAGCGAGAACCTCTACGACCTCTGTGAGGGCGAGACCCTCGACGGCCTCATCTCCGTCCCGGAGATCCAGGTCAAGCGCGGCGGCATCAACTTCACCAAGGGCCCGGACTGGTCCACCCTGTTCGCCGACAGCGACTTCGGCTGGTTCCTCCAGACCGAGGCGCAGGCCGAGGCCGGGACCGAGAAGGCGTGCTACGAACTGGAGTGCCCGGACTGGACCGACGTTCGGCTCGACGCCGTGGGCCTGTGCCTGCGGGTGCCGATCCTGACCAACGCCGCCTTCCCGGAGTTGACCCAGCGGATCGTGCGGGGCGCGATGGTCGCGCACCAGCACAAGGTCAACGCCAACGTCATCGGCCGGATGGTCACCATCGCCGGTGCGGCGGTCGTGGCAGCGGTCGACTACACCGCCACGGGCATGAACTTCTGGGCGAACCTGGCCCGGATCGCGGAGACCAAGCGCCAGTCCTACATGCTGGGCTTCAACCAGACCATGGAGGTCATCCTCCCGTTCTGGGTCCGCGAGGCCATCCGTGACGACCTGGCGTTCGCGTCGGGCCGTGAGTCGATGGCGGTCAGCGATGCCGAGATCGACGGTGGCTTCCGTGAGCGTCGGCTCAACCCGCAGTGGGTGGCCGACTGGCAGTTGCTCGACGCCGACACCAACACGGCGGGCTACCCGCTGACGGTGAACGTGCTCATGTACCCGGCGGGCACCTTCGTGAAGGGCGTCTCCGACGTCATCAACCTGAGCGCGGTCTACGACGCCGCGTCGCTGGCGGTCAACGTCTACACGGGCCTG